AAACATCAGCACACTGTTCGTTAGTTGTAAAAGTCAACTTACACCAGTACCTAGTTGGTAGTTTGGCAACAGGAATATAAGGAGGATAAACTATGGCAATATCACGATCACAACTAGTTAAAGAACTAGAACCAGGTTTAAATGCTTTATTTGGCCTGGAGTATAAAAGATATGAGAATCAGCACGCTGAAATCTTTGATACAGAAAATTCAGACAGAGCTTTTGAAGAAGAAGTTATGTTATCTGGATTCGGAAACGCACAGGTTAAAGCAGAAGGTCAAGGCGTATCATTCGACGATGCACAAGAAACTTTCACAGCTAGATACACTCATGAAACAATAGCACTTGCTTTCGCAATCACTGAAGAAGCAGTTGAAGATAACTTGTATGACAGACTTGCGTCTAGATATACAAAAGCATTAGCTAGATCTATGTCCAACACTAAACAAGTGAAAGCGGCAAACGTTCTAAACAATGCATTCAACGCTAACAACAAAGGTGGCGACGGAAAAGCATTATGTGCTGATGACCACCCGACGGTAGCGGGATCTTTCNNGAACGANTTANCAACTTCTGCTGATTTGAACGAAACATCATTGGAGCAGTCTATGATAGACATCGCTGCAATGACTGATGAAAGAGGTCTTAAAATTGCGGCTAAAGGAATGAAAATGATTATTCCTTCTGCGCTTCAATTTACTGCTGAGAGATTGATGAAATCTCAAGGTAGAGTTGGAACAGCTGACAATGATATCAACGCAATCGCGTCTATGGGAATGGTTCCACAAGGTTATGTGGTTAACAATTACCTGACTGACACTGATGCGTTCTTTATCAAGACAGATGTACCTAACGGCATGAAAATGTTTGTTAGATCTCCAATCAAAACAGCTATGGAAGGTGACTTCGATACAGGTAACGTTAGATACAAAGCTAGAGAGAGATATTCATTCGGATTCTCAGACCCTAGAGGTATCTTTGGTTCACCAGGTGCGTAATCACTGATAAATTAAATTAAAAGGGGGCTTTCGAGCCCCCTTTTTTTATGATAGAAAGCGATAATAACCATGAAAAAATTCCGAGTACAAATCAGAGCATACGGCTATTATGCTAGCTTTAATCTAGAGTCAGAAGACAATAGTAAAGCTTTTAATGATACACTAGTTGACAAACTAGGAGAAAATGCTATTGTATGGGAAAAAGATGGATTTAGTAGTCCATCTAAAATATGGATAACATACGAGGAAATTGTAAATGATAACAGACCTTTACAAACAAAAAATGTCCTTGGAGTTGAACTGGCATTTAGAGCATAATTTACACGGTAAATATACTCTTGATATGGTCAGGATTGATGGAAAAATAAGAGAAACTATCAATCAAATTAAGCTAGAAGAGGCTAAGATTGCATCTAAAGAAAACGCAATTGCTGATTCGGCTCCTCAAGTTTCAGTAGCAACTTAAATAAAAAGCTACATCGTTGAAATACGTACCTTCACTACGCAATCTCTTGCACTCTATAAAAATCTAATATATAAAATACCCACTGTATAATTAAAAGAACATAGACGCGTACAGTCGACGGCCTAGAGACTATGTTCGGAAAACTAGGAGGATATAACCATGGCAAAAAACAACGTTTCAAGGTCCAGTAATATCAAAAGACTGGATTTATTAAACACAGGACCTGCTAATGTTGTAGACGCAGATTCTAGCGTATCACTAACGAGTTGATACTCACGCTGGAANAATCGTACACAACGATGCGGCAGGAGCAGTAACTTATACGTTACCCAGCTACAGTTGCTAACTCTGATTCTGCAGTAGCAGGACCAGGCGCAGACTTAAACAACTTAAGTAATGTTGGTGCTAAATTTACAATCGTAAATTCTATCACGAAAACAGGTAGTTTAATTGTTCAAGTTGCAAACGCAACAGATGTTATGACAGGAATGGCAACTATNGTTGACACTGACACAAGTGACAACATGGAAGGATTCGTGACGGCATCTACTTCTGACACTATAACGTTAAATGGAAGTACAACTGGCGGCGTAACGCATGCTAGAATTGAGTGCACTGTTTTAGCTTCAGGTAAATACGCAGTTGAAGTATTTACAGGAGGAACAGGAGACTTAGCTACACCATTTAGTGCAGCAGTAAGTTAATAATTATGTGGGTGAGAAAATTCGAGACTTTTTGATCTTGATACTCACCCACACCAATAAGGAGATAAAATTATGAAGAGTGATGTAAAAGCGATAAGAGTTACAGGTACTGGTGCAGTCTTCGCAGGAAGAACAAGATTAAGAGGATTGATCTTAGCTTCTGATGGTGGTGGCGCTGGAACTATAATTTTACAAGACAACACTGATAGTACAACTTTATTCCAAGGAGACTGTCCAACAGGAGATGTTTTTGCGTTTAATATCCCTGAAGATGGAGTTGTTTTCCCAGGTGGAATGAAAGTTTCTACTATTACAAATATTGCAGCAGCGACTTTTTTAATAGATAAGTAGGAGGTTAGATGGCCAACACTACTTCAGGTACAACTACTTTTGATAAAACATTTGCTATCGATGAGATAATCGAAGAGGCATATGAAAGAATTGGATTGCAAGGTGTTTCTGGTAATCAGTTAAAACAAGCAAGACGATCTCTTAATATTATGTTTCAAGAGTGGGGTAATAGAGGACTTCACTATTGGGAAGTAGCTAATAATTCTATCACACTAGTTGCAGACCAAGCAGAGTATACGATGTTTAGATCAACAGGTGATGGCACTTCTAGCACCACAGCTGTGTATGGTGTTGATGATGTGTTAGAAGCTGTTTACAGAAATTCTTCAAGTGTTGATTCGCCTCTTACAAAAATTAACAGATCTACATATCAAGCTTTATCAAATAAAACATCAACAGGCACACCTTCACAATATTTTGTACAAAGATTTATAGACAAAGTTACAATCACTTTGTATTTGACACCAGGTTCATCAGAAGCTGGTAATACAATTAATTATTATTATGTAAAAAGAATACAAGATGTTGGCGATTATACTAACGCAACAGATGTTCCATATAGATTTGTACCATGTATGGCATCAGGTTTAGCTTATTATTTATCACAAAAATTTAAACCTGAATTATCACAACAAATGAAACTGTATTATGAAGATGAATTACAAAGAGCTTTAGCTGAAGATGGTTCATCATCAAGTTCTTACATAACCCCGAAAACTTATTATCCAAATGTCTAATTTTGCAAAAGGTAAATTCGCTAAATTTATATCTGATAGATCAGGAATGGAATTTCCATACAAAGAAATGGTAACAGAATGGAATGGTTCTAAAGTACATATTTCTGAGTTTGAANCAAAGCAACCACAATTAGAGCCAAAAGCGCATGGAGCTGATCCACAAGGTTTACCAATGGCAAAACCAGCTAGAACAGAACCAGCTACAGATCGTTTGTTGCCTGGTAATCCTTTTAATATTACATCTGGCAGCACAACGATTACAGTGACAGAACCTAGTCACGGCAGATCTAGCTCAGATACAGTTAGATTTAGAAACGTTGATGGATCACCTGGTGGTGTAGCATTTACAGCATTTGAAAATGCTTCAGGATTTAGTATAACAGTAACAGGTACAAATAATTATACTTTTGTGTTAGGATCGACTCCTAACGTAACAGAAAAATCAGGAGGAATGTTAGTTACGGCTGGACCGGCAACATTAACACCATAATGGCAGGAATTAGTTATACTACTTTAGTTACACAAATTAGAAACTACACAGAAGTAGATTCAAATGTTTTAACAACTGATATTTTAGAAAATATTATTCTAAATGCACAATATAGAATTATGCGTGATGTGCCTATTGATGCAGATAGAAAACAACAAACAGGAAATTTAGTTACAGGTCAAGAAACTATAAATGCTCCAGGAGGANCNTTNTTTATAAGAGGTATACAGGTTTACGATTCTACAAGTGCTACAACAGGAGCAAATACTTATCTAGAGAAAAAAGACGTTACTTATTTACAAGAGTATGTTCCATCAACAGAATCCTCAAAAGAGGTAAGCCAAAATACTACGCTATGTTTGGTGCAGCTACTGGAGATGGTGACACTAATTCTGGGCGTATATATTTATCTCCAACACCAGATAGTACCTACAAATTTAGAGTGCATTATAATAAAATGCCAGCTACTCTGGCCTCAGATAACACCACTAATTATATCAGTCTGAACTTCCCAAATGGCTTATTATATTGCTGTTTGGCAGAGACTTATGCCTTCTTAAAAGGCCCGGCAGATATGTTGACATTATACGAGCAAAAGTATAAACAAGAAGTAGATAAGTTAGGTGTTGAACAAATCGGCAGAAGAAGACGAGACGATTATACCGACGGCGCTGTTAGATTAACAATACCATCAACGAACCCTTAGGAGATAAGATATGGCAATAACATCGGCAATATGTTCAAGTTTTAAACAAGAACTTTTACAAGGTAAACACAGTTTTGAATCATCTGGTGGACACACTTTTAAAATAGCTTTATTTGATAGTGATGCAAGTTTAGGTGCAGCCACAACTGACTATTCAACTTCCGAAGAAATTACAAATACATCTGGATCTGCATACTCTGCAGGTGGTGCAACTTTAACAAACTCTGGTGTATCATTATCTTCAACAACGGCGTTTACAGATTTTTCTGATGTTTCTTTTTCATCAGCTTCTTTCACAGCAAACGGTGCAATGATATACAACACAACAACAAATGGTGGTTCTAGTACTACTGACTCTGTTGCAATAATTGCATTCGGTTCAGACAAGACAGCGACTAACGGAACTTTTACAATTCAGTTCCCTGCAGCAGACGCATCAAACGCTATCATTAGACTAGCATAGGAGGACCAAGATGTCGGTTCAATCAGGATGGGGTCGATTCACCTGGGGACAAGCATATTGGAATCGTGATGCTTTACTTGCAACCGGTTGGGGTGCAAAAGCATGGGGTGATAGTGGTTGGGGACAACTCGCTGACGAGACAGTTACCTTAACAGGATTATCTTCAACTTTTAGTGTAGGCTCCTTAACATTAACAGGAACTGCTGATATTACATTATCAGGAAATTCTTTTACAGGATCAGTTGGTTCTATATCACCAGTTATACCTAAATCAGTATCCGTTACTGGCTTCTCGATTACATCTGCTCAAGGAACAGCAACACCTGATGTTTCTGTTACACCAACTATCTCAGGTCAATCTATAACATCAGCAATTGGAGTAGTAGATCCTGCAGATCAGTTTGTAGGTCTAACAGGACAAGAAGCTACTGCAAATTTAGGAACAGCGGTTGCACCAAATGAAGACGTATCATTAACAGGATTATCAATAACATCTACATTAGGAACTCCAATATCTTTCGTTGGAACT